CAACCGCCTATATGACAAGAAAGGTATCAGCCCTACTTTAAATGCCTGTGGGGGTGGTTCTCGGCAACCTTTTATTAAGGAACCATACGAAAAAGATCCTGATCATCCGTATCCGCAAGTACGGAGACTAACACCCTTAGAATTTTTCAGACTCCAAGGCGCACCGGATGACATGTATCATAAAGGCGTAGAGTTAGGTATATCGGATACCCAGCTTTACAAGATGGCAGGTAACAGTGTGACTGTACCAGTAATCGAAGCCATTGCAAAAAAACTAGTGTAAGTTGCATTAGTGTAATATTAACACCAAAAAGGAGAACAAAATTATGAAAAACTTATGTGGAAAAACAAGAAAATCTGATAATCCTTACGAAGTCTGGGAGGCTGGGGACTGGACATGGAAAGTCCTGAAGAAATATCAGAATCCTGAGAAGGAAGCACAAAACCCGTATGCAAGATGGTTTTGTGAGGTCAGTAGTCCGTATACAATGGGTTTCGTTGATTTAGGGGATGTGTACGTAACCGAGATAACCAATAACGCAAGGAGAATATTATGATCACGCAAAAAGAAGGCACCAAAAACAACAATCTGAAGTTTGAATACTTTTCAGCATCAACTCAAGAGTATATAGATTTTGATGATATGGATGGTGAATATATGAAAAATGTGGTGCGTAAGGTTATCCGAGAGGATTTGAGACTTCCTGTCAGGATCACTGAGTACGCATCGGATGGTCTACCGATTGGTGGAGATTTTACATGCCTCACAATCGAAAGTTAATAAGATACCTGTCGGGTAACTCCGAATAGTACGGATGGTGTGAACCGTATGAAGCGAAGTAGGACAGTGACCTGCAACAACTACCCTCTGCTTGAGATAAAGTAGGCATTAGAGCGTGTCTTTAGTGACAGGAGATATCCAGAGTTCTGTATTTTAGGAGTATACAGGATAGACGTAGCGGAAACGTGATGGTCATTGCTCACTCCTTTTTAAACTTTAACAAATATAGGAGAACAAAATGAATATTACAACTTACATAAATAAATACAAAGGAACAATGGCAAACCACCACCCTGACTGGTGTACACCTATTGTAAAGTGTACAGACGGGTTTGAAATGAGTGTTCAGCAGAGCGACATACACTACTCTAGCTATGATTCAGTAGAAGTAGGATTTCCGTCTTCCAAGGAGCCTCTACTTATGCCGTTTGCTCAACAACCCAAGACACCGACGAAGACAGTCTACGGCTGGGTTCCTGTTGAAGTTATAGACAAGGTAATCCTGAAGCATGGAGGGATTGAAAATGCCTGACATTACGATGTGTGCGAGTACAGTTTGCCCAAAGCGCAAGGACTGCTACAGGTCAACAGCTAAACCGTCAGGCCGACAGAGCATGGCTGATTTCTATGACCAGAAGAAAAACTGCGGGTACTTCTGGGATGAAGGTACAACGTATGAGGAAGCCCTAGTTGAGATGGGCTACACTCTAAGTGAGGAGACAAAATGAGTTTAAGCGTCTATCTATCAGAGCAGGTTTATGAGTCTAATATCACTCACAACCTAAACAAGATGGCTGAGGAAGCAGGAGTATATAGAGTCCTATGGTACCCTGAAGAGGAAGGAATCATATACGCAGGTCAGTTAATAGAGCCGTTAGAAAAAGCAATAGAGGATATGGAATTGAGACCAGACCACTACAAAACTTTTGATAGTCCAAATGGGTGGGGATTGTACGTTAATTTGCTTCCATGGCTCATAAGACTTCTTGATGCGTGTAGGGAATATCCCGACAGTCGATTTAACATTTCAAAGTAAAAGGTATCTATGAGCAAAAAGATAAACTGCACATATTGTAACAAGTTTTTGGGACAAATCAGGGACGCAAAGCTGCGGAAAGATATCTACTACATGTGCAAGGAATGCAGACAGGTGGTTAGTAAGACTACCCAGCAGGGGTCAGCAGATCTTCCAGAAGGTTTTGAAAAATTATTCGGAGGGTTTAAGTAATGGGATATTACCGAAATCCTCGATGCAAGGGTAAGAAGCAGGAGGCAGGGGTTATTGATCCTGACATGGTATTTTATCGAGTTAGGACACGCCCAAAGTATGTATGGGATTCTTGGGATGACCTTAAAAAATCTTATACTAAATCTTGGAAGGCAAAACGAAAACGTCAATATAAAGCTTGACAACTTAATACGGACATGTAATTATGGTTTCTCACAAAAAAGAATTTAAGGAGGAGAACACAAAGGATGTATGAACTCACTAAAAATATTTTAATGGGAGCCTTGTATATTGCTTTTTTATTTGGAATTACCTACTTCTTCTCTTTACATTGGATACTTTATTTAATCTAAGCAAGGAGGAGAAAATGAGACATGAAAAAGTAGAAACATTTATTAAGGCCTTACACCTATTTCAAGAGTTGGATATAGAAATGCAGATTCCAACTATCTTGACTTTCGTGGAACTCTCAGAGTGGGATTTGAACAACCCACCATCTATAACAGATTTAGGGACCAAGATGGGTTTGGAAGCAAACTCAACAGCAGGAAGTCGAAACATCATGACATGGTCTGAGGTGAATCGTAATAAAGGTTTGGGCTATGACATGATGGAAACTAAGGAGAATCCTGAGTATAGGGTACAGAAGAAAGTGTACCTGAAACACAAGGGACATGTATTTGCACAAAAGCTACGAGAAATATTACAGGAGGAGTAGAGAATGTCGATCTTAAAAAGGGGGAACAGCTACCAAGCCAACATCCAAGTTCGTGGGGTTCGCTATCGTAAAAGTTTTAAGTCATTGGAAGCTGCCGAGACTTGGAGAGCTAAGATCATCTTTTCAATCAAGAATGATATTATCTTACCGGAAGATAAGGCATCGTCGTCGTGGACTTTTAGAGAAGCCTCTGATCAATGTATGAAGATCGAATGGGTAGGTCAGAAATCTGAGAGAACCAATATTCTCAACACTCTTCAGATTGAGACTTTCCTAAAAGAACATTTTAATAGCGGTGATGTAGACTTAAATAAAATAAACACCTTACTACTCGATGATTTTGTAGTATTCTTTCAAGACAAAGGTAACTCAGATTCCACGATCAACCGAAAACTGATGTGCCTTTCAAAGATTATGAAGTTTGCATTCGATAGGGGGAAGGTAACTAAGCTTCCAAAGCTACCACTTAAAAAAGAACCAAAAGGCAGAATCCGCTGGTTGACATTAGACGAAGAAAAGCTTCTAATGGAGTACTTAAACTTCTCGTGGACTTCTGACTACCTAGACTATTATATTGTGGCAGTTGATACAGGATTACGTACTGGTGAAATGCTACGCTTAGAAAAGAAGGACATTATTAATTTCAATAAAATAATAGTATGGATTTCAAAGTCTAATAAATCCCGTGATTTAGACTTGACACCAAGAGCTAAAAAAGTTCTCTTAAAACGTACCAGAAAGTTGAAGGACAACGAACTAATATTTTCGTTTCCTAAGACAAAATTACGTTACCGTTTTGACTTAATGAGAAAGGCGATTCCAGAGTTATTCGATGTCCATCCTCATGTGATGAGGCATACGTTCTGTAGCCGTCTAATTCAATTAGGCATACCTATCGCTAATGTCCAGAAACTGATGGGACATGTGAACATCCTAACAACAATGAGGTACGCACATTTAGCACCTAATCATGGTGCATTAGACATAAATGTGCTTGCAAAGTATGTGGCATAAATGTGTACACTTTGTACCATTATATGTCACTTTAAGGCTTTCACTAGATAAAGTGGAGATAATATAACAGGCTAATAATATTAGATATATTATTGGCGAGAGTGGTGGAATTGGTAGACACGCCAGATTTAGGATCTGGTGGTTATACACTACTTTCGGTAATAATCTTCTAGTATAAGCAGTACCAAGGGTTTGCAGGTGAATGCAGATTGTTGGTCATCCTGTAATAAATCTCCAATAAATTTAGTGAAATAAAATGTGTGACAATAATGTGACACATTGATCTAAACTCTCAAGGAGAATACTATGTTAGACTGGCAGAAATGTGTAGCTAAAAACGCCCACTTCAAGTTTGAGTACTATTCACAATCCAAAAGCGAGTGGATTCCCTTCCCAGACATCCAAGAGGATCATTTCAAGAATATTATTAGGAAGGTGATCAGGGAAGATACTGCACTACCGTTTCGGATCACCTTCTTAGATCAGGTAACAAATAGGCCAATCGGTGGTCAGTATATTAATCTGATTATGGAACCAACTAATTAATTAATTTAAATAGAGGCTTAGGAATGAATAAGAATATTTTTGAAGAGCAAGCTGAACTGGAAGAAGAGATGGTACTGACAGGAATTAGTAAGTTCCTGAAGCAGACAAAAGATGCCAAAGCGAAGGCCCATGAAAGTACCTCTTTTCATGGCATTCTACTAATGAAGAAGTTAGTAGTCCCTTTGGCAAGAGCTATTGATCTCTTTATTCAAGAGGATGTGGACAAGCCTGGTCGCTTAAAGACTACCATTCCGTTGTTAGCGATGTTAGAGAGTGAGACAACCGCTTTCCTAAGCCTCCGAGTCCTTATGGATGGAATTAGCAGCTCTCAGAAGCTTGTTAACATCTCGCATCAAATTGGACAGGCAATAGCAGATCAAGTGAGGTTCAATATATGGCGTACCACGGATCGGAAGTACTTTAAAATCCTTGTGGATAAGCTAGGGAAAACTTCGGCCTCCCGTCACTACAGGAGATATGGCCTAATCAGAAGGGCTTCAAAGAAGTTAGGGCAGGAAAACGATATATGGACTCCTGCAGAACGTACACAGGTTGGTCAGGTGGTAGTGGATATAATTATCAGATCAACAGGCTTAGTAAAATTAGGCTCAGTGAAAGCATCAGGAAAACGCTATTCTTCTTACTCACTTGTACCCACAGAGAAAACATTAGACTTCATTCAGGAAATGATGGATAAAGGCTCAGTACTAGCTCCTCATTATTTGCCGATGCTGGTATCACCTAAAAAATGGATAAGTCCAAATAGTGGAGGTTATTTAACAAAACGGCTACAATTCCTGAAAACATCATTTAAGAATATTTCATCTGAAATATCATATCACCGCATGGACTTGGAATACGAAGCCACCAATGTTCTTCAGGAAACAAAGTGGAAAGTCAACGCTCAAGTTCTAAACGAAATGAAGAAGGCGTGGGACAGAGAACTATTAATTGGTGATATGCCTGACCGTAGGGAGATTCAAATACCTCCTAGTCCTGTTCCAAAGAATTTGAAGAAGTCAAATATGTCCGAATCTCAAAAAGATGAGTTTAAGACATGGAGAGTGAAAGCAACGCAAATTTATAATTCTAACATACGGAGAAAGTCAAGGATACTACATTTCATGAGGACATTAGGATTAGCTGAAAGATTTGAGAAATATGAGCAAATATATTTTCCATACCAAGCTGATTTCAGAGGTCGTAAATACACAGTGAATAGCTTCCTGTCTCCTCAAGGCACTGAGCCAGCTAAGGCGTTACTAACATTTGCAGATGCACTACCAATCGAGAATCAGGAACAAGCGGACTGGCTAGCTATCCATGGAGCAAACTGCGCAGGTGTAGACAAGGTGTCAATGAAGGAGCGGATTACCTGGATCAATGAAAACGAACACCACATCATAAAATCAGCAAAAGAGGGCTTAGATTACGAGTGGTGGCAGCAATTTAACGATGCGTGGTTGTTCTTTGCATTCTGTTTAGAATGGGCAGGATACAAAGAAAAAGGCTTCGGGTATAGATCATCACTCCCTATCGCTTTAGATGGCTCTAACAATGGCCTACAACACTATTCAGCCATGTTGAGATGTTCGATTGGAGGTAAAGCGACAAACTTGACGAATGAGGATATCCCCCAAGACACATATCAAGAGGTTGCGGATGTGGTGGTTCGAGAGTTAACGAGTCTAGCTCCAGATGACAAGATTGCTAAAGCATGGCTAGACTCAGGAATGGTGACTCGAAAGCTAACAAAACGACCAGTAATGGTAGTACCTTATGGGGGTACAAGGTTCTCCTGTCTATCGTATGTAGAAGATTATGTAATCGAACAGATACGATCTGGGGTACACTTTCCAACCTCAGATCCTCGTGAGTTGAATCAGTATGTCAATCACCTAACAACTTTAGTCTGGAATGCAATTTCAGAAGTAGTAGTTTCAGCTAGAGAATGTATGGAGTGGATTAGAGATGTTGCAAAACGGCTCTCAAAAGCAGGACATCCAGTAGTTTGGTGTACTCCAACAGGTCTATATGTCTACCAACATTACAGAGCTTTCAAGTGGAGACAGATTGAGACAACTATTGATGGAAAACTATTACGACCAGTTTTACAGGAAGCAGATGGGACTCGTATTGATACTCGGAGATCCGTCAATGGTAGCTCCCCAAACTTTGTTCACAGCCTCGATGCTTCTTGTTTGACTCTAACCTTACATAAATGTAATAGTGCTGGTATCAAGAGTTATGCGATGATTCACGACAGTTATGGAACCCACGCCCATAATACTCCGGTATTAGCTAAGCTATTGAGAGAAGCTTTTGTGGAGATTTATACTAATAACGATGTCTTAAGAGACTTTAGAGCAGCAGCCTTAGAAGTTCTAGATGAAGTCCCTGAGCCTCCGGCTAGAGGTAATTTGGATCTACGTCAAGTGTTGGATTCTCAATACTTTTTCTGCTGATAATTCATACACTAAGGTATTAATTACATTAAAAACCACTACTATAGAGAAAGAGAAAGATGGAACAAATTGAATTTGAAGCGATTGAAATCTTGAAGAGGAATGAACCTCTTCCGGTTGACATATATATAGAATTAAATAATTCAGGAATAAATCCTGAGTCCTTAATAAGTTTATTTAGGGGAAAGGAGGAGAAGGAGGAAGAGAAGGAAGAAAAAGATCACTTAAATAATTTACTTAAACAATATATCGGAGAATAAGATTATGGCTAGTAATAGTAAGAAATTAGTAAGTCCCCAAGCTCAGTCTAAATGGATTTGCATTGATAAACCTCATCCAGAGTACGATGTGTTTCAAATCACATTAATACTTCCTACTAAATCTAAGGAAGCTAAGAAATGGATGTCAGAGATTGATGGGTGGATCAGCGATGAAATTAAATTCGCAGGTTCCAAAGGGGCATCTGAGTATCCCCCCTACAAAGAAGATGGGGATAACACTCTTTTTAAATTCAAGCAGAAACCTGTCTTCAAGAGTAAGGATGGGACTGAACGAGCAGTTAAGATCATCGTAATTGATGCGAAAATGAAACCTTGTAAAGTGGATATCGGGTGGGGATCAACGGTGAAAGTTGCCTACTCACCTGTGCCTTATACAGTTAATGGTAAATCAGGGGTTACTCTTTATTTTAATGCTGTTCAGGTGATTGAACTCGTGGAGTATGATTCGATGAAGGGTTCAGGCTTCATCGAAGAAGAAGGTTATGAGGCTTCAGAAGAGATCGGTAGTAGTAATGAGGCAAATCCTTTTCTGGACGTACAAGAAGGAGAAGAAGTTGATGTGAAGGAGGAGGAGGAGGACAACGAAGATGATTTCTAAGCGGACAGGTCGATATCGCTCACGACTTGAAGCCAAGGTTGCCCGAAACTTAGACGAGCAGAAGGTCAGGTATTGCTATGAGGAAGGATGGCTCTCCTACTCTCTAGCAAAAAAATACAAGCCTGACTTTCTACTTCCAAATGGAATTTATATTGAAGTGAAGGGATGGTTTAAGGCTGAGGATCAACGTAAGCATCGTGTACTTCGTGAACAACACCCTGACATGGATCTCCGCTTTGTCTTTGGAAATATCCACTCCAAAGTACAGGGCGGTAGGTTTACGTGTCAGGAATGGTGTGAGAAGTATAGCTTTTTATATGCAGACAAACTAATACCAACAAATTGGATAAAGGAGAAAAAATGTTAAAATGGCCCGTACAGAAGTATCGATTTTCGTATAAGGATGGCGAAGGACACGATGTCATAGTCACAAGTGAAGAAGAATCGATTCTAGATCTTCTGGAGCATTTCAAAGGATTCTTGAATGCAGTTGGATTTCCTTATGTCACTGAAATTTTCTACTCAACAGGTGAGGAAGAGGAAGAGAATGATCGAGACAACGGAGAGTAACTGCGTTTCTCATGTTAACTGTCCGAGGTGTGGAAGCATAGACAATTTGGCCCTATACGATGACGGTCATAGTTGGTGCTTCACACCTGGATGTGGATATAGAGAGAACAGTAAAGATAAACAACAACAGCAACAACAGCCAAAAAAAGGGGAACAGTTTATGGAGTTTGTCAAGGGGGAGAGGGAACCGCTGATAAAGCGAGGACTTTCTCAAGCAACGATAGACAAATGGGATTATCAAGTTGGAACTTTTAAAGGTAAGAAAGTTCAAATTGCAAATTATAAGAAAGACGGGCATGTCATTGCTCAGAAGCTAAGGTTTCCGAACAAAGAGTTCTTGTTCCTCGGAGACACAAAACACGCAGGTCTGTACGGTAAGCATCTTTTTGAGAAAGGAAAGATGATCACGATCTGTGAAGGTGAAATAGACGCACTTTCAATCTCTCAGGCACAAGGTAACAAGTGGCCTGTGGTCTCGATACCAACAGGAGCTGCTGGAGCTAAGAAAGCTCTACAAAACGATCTGGAGTACTTAGAAACTTTTGAAACGGTAGTCTTGATGTTTGATCAGGATGAAGCAGGTCAGCACGCAGTTGATGAATGTGTTCAACTCTTTAGTCCCGGAAAAGTTAAGATTGCGACTCTTCCACTGAATGATCCAAATGAAATGATCAAAGCAGGGAGAGGATCGGAAATAATTTCTTGTATCTGGAATGCAAAGTCGTATCGGCCAGACGGAATTATTGATACCAGAGATCTATGGGAGATGATTAGTACTTCTGAAGCTGTTGAATCATGTCCGTATCCGTTCAATGGTTTAAATAACATGACTCAAGGCATTCGTAAAGGTGAGATTGTTACAATCACTGCAGGTTCAGGGGTAGGAAAATCACAAGTCTGTCGAGAGATTGCTTACTCACTAATGTTACATGATCAGAAGGTCGGCTATTTAGCTTTAGAGGAAAATACTAAACGTACAGCATTAGGGTTTGTAGGACTCTACTTAAACAAACCAATTCATCTTACAACTACTGATTATACACCTGAAGAGCTTAAGGAAGGCTTCGACAATGTATTAGGAACAGGGAATCTTTATTTGTATGACCATTGGGGGTCTATGGAGCTATCACACCTCTTTAACAAGATCCGGTATCTAGTACGAGGAGTAGGATGTAGTCACATTATTTTGGACCATATCACAATCATATTATCAGGCATGGAAGGTGGTGATGAACGCCGAATGTTGGATTTTGTGATGACTAAATTACGGTCATTAGTTGAAGAGTTACAATGTTCACTAATCTTAGTATCACACTTACGAAGACCGTCAGGCGATAAAGGGCATGAAGAGGGAGTTAAGACTTCACTCAACCAGTTGAGAGGTTCACATGGGATTGCACAGCTTTCAGACATTGTTATCGGCTGTGAAAGGAATCAACAGGATGAGGAGAATCCAGACGTAACTACAGTTAGGATTTTAAAAAACCGCTGGACTGGTGAGACAGGGATCTGTGACACCCTACACTACTCTAAGAAGACAGGAAGGATGTCTGAGTCTATGTCATCAGAGACTGCAACTGAGTATGGATTTGAGATAGAGGAAGGGGAGGAGGATTTCTAAAATGAAAATACTTGATATTGAGACAGATGGACTTTTAGACACTGTTTCAAAAGTTCATGTAGTGGTGATCAAAGATACAGTGACCGAACATGTAGAGGTAGCAAGGACTTCTGAAGAGATTAAAGTCCTGTTGAAGGGGTTACAAAACGAAACTTTGATAGGGCATAATCTTTTAGGCTTCGATCTTGAGGTGTTAAAGCGTTTTTATGGGTTTGAGATGCCTTTAGAACAGGTGAAGGATACATTGATACTTTCTAAGTTGATCTATCCTGACATACGAAAGAAGGACTCAGCAGTTAAGAGGTTGGAACCTCGTTTGTGGGGTTCGCATAGCTTGAAAGCGTGGGGTTATCGTTTAGGAACCTTTAAGGGTGACTTCGGCTCTACAGGTATTGATGAGTTTAAGGAACTCACTCAGGAGATGATTGACTACTGTGTTAATGATGTTCAC